CAGCAGTGCCAGGTTTGCCTCTTTCATGGCATCCAACGTGCGAAACTTCCCACGCACCCATTTCCAGAGCGCCCCAAGCCCGCCCGCAACAATCCCCATCGCATAAGTAAGCCAATACTTTTGAATATGATCCCACACAGCCTATACCTCCTCGTAAGTTTTCTCAAAGATATCCGGCTTACAGGGATATTGTTCACCTGAAATTCCCGTGATGATGTAATCCCCCGCTGAGGCGTGCATAACACCTTCCAGCGTATAGATGTCCATATCCTCGCTAGTTTGATATGCCTCTACCACTACAGGCTTTTTGCGATATTGGGCCACATCTATACCCCCGCGACGTATGCCTTTACGTCTGCAAGGCGCTTGTCTGATTCATCCGCTCGGGCGTTCGCCTCTGCAAGCTGCTTTTCCAGCGCTGCCGTGTCGCCGCCCCCAGCCTGCGACACGCAGGCCGCGAAGGCGTCTCCCGGGGAAAGCGTAACCAACCGGCAGCGGTCGGCCAGCACGGCGGCGTAACGCTGCACTCCCGCCACGAAGATGCGAACCCAGCTGTACCCGCCGGAGTTGCCCACCTCGGCCTGCACCGGATAGCATGTCCCCTCGATCAGCTTGCCGCCGTTATAGGCCTTGTCCACCGCATTCACATCGGGCGCGGTGAACACCTCACATTTGCCGCTCGTCACCTTCAGGAATTTCATGTTGTCGTCCTCGCTTTCTGTATCGGTATAAGTACCAACCGCGTTCCGCACGCCTGCATAGCCTGCCGGGTCTATCGGTGTGCCATAGGCGTTGCGCACTTCAAAATGCGTGTGCGCGCCGAAGCTGTACCCGGTGTTTCCCATCGTGCCAAGCGCCGTTCCCGCCTGCACGCGCTGGCCCACGCGCACCAGCAAGCTGCCGGCCGCCAAATGGCAGTAGTAATATTTGCGGTTGTCGTTGCCGTCCACCCGAATATAATAGCCCCACTGCCACGTCAGGCCGCCCGCGCTTTTGGATGCGATGCCCGCAAAGCCCACCGTGCCGCCCGCGACGGCGTGTACCGTCTTGTCGTCGTCCCCCACAAGGTCAATGCCGTTGTGGCTCGGGCGGGCTGCCAGTCGAAAGCCGGAGGTCACCCGGTTTCTGCCTTTGAAAATCATCATACACTTTCCGCCTCCCCGGTGATCTCTTTGTACTGTGCCTCCGTGATAACTCCTTTGATGACGGCCTGCCGCACCTGTGCGGCGCTCCACAAGCCCATGTCATACCACTTTTTAATGTTGTCGTACATGCTTAACCCTCCAGCATCGTGTCTGTCATCATGGCGGTATAGGCAACCTGCGCCTCCACCCGGTCAAGCGGCGTCGGCTCCGGCGTAGGCCGCGCGGCGCTCTCTGCCGCCTTCTCCGCCTCTGTGCGTAGGGCTGGCGTACCGTCTGCCAGATTGTAGTTCGCGCAGCCTTGCGCGTCAAACAATCCGAGCGGGAACAGCGCTTGCTCCGCAGTTTCCATGTTGTCAAATTCTCCGCACGCAAACCAGTTGGGCAGGTCTGCGATCTCGTCCTTCGGCCGCAGGCAGTTGATCCGCTCTTGGTCTCCGGCCAAACTGAAATAGTAAACCAT